ATGATGAAAAAAAGTATTCTGGCGTTTCTGTTACTCACCAGTTCTGCAGCGGCGCTGGCGGCACCGCAGGTGATTACCGTCAGTCGTTTTGAAGTGGGTAAAGACAAATGGGCATTTAACCGCGAAGAGGTGATGCTGACTTGCCGACCGGGTAATGCTTTGTATGTTATTAATCCGAGTACCCTCGTGCAGTATCCTTTAAACGATATCGCACAAAAGGAAGTTGCCAGTGGGAAGACTAAAGCCCAACCCATTTCGGTGATTCAGATTGATGATCCTAACAATCCCGGCGAAAAAATGAGTCTGGCACCGTTTATAGAACGAGCTGAAAAACTCTGTTAATTACCTAAAATAGCCTTTTGATTTCCAATAAAAAAACCGCCTCAGTTCTTTCACCAGAACGGGCGGTTTTTAACATTTAAGCTGATGACCACCGCGCTTTTTATTGACCATTTTGCACGCAAACTGGAAAACCTGGCGTCGTCATCTATTCTTAAAGGGCAAGGCAACTAAGCCTGCATTAATGCCAACTTTTAGCGCACGGCTCTCTCCCAAGAGCCATTTCCCTGGACCGAATACAGGAATCGTATTCGGTCTTTTTTTAATTGTATTTAAAATCAATTAGTTGCAAACGTCTCCCCGAAATTCCCCGAAATTTACTCGAATTTCTGTATTCCGGTCTTTTTTGGTTATATCACAACCAAAATACATTTAACAATCCATTTACGTAAAAATCAGAGCAGTAAGTACGTTTTTTCTCTCTCATCAAGATACAGTTTTGTTGTCTTCTCCGATGTGTGACCAAGTAGGCGCTGGGCAAATTCTTCTCCACATGTTTCTTTGTACAATCGTCCAGCCAGACTTCTGATCTCGTGAAAAGTTGGTGGGTTTTCACTGAACTGAATACCTGTTAATTTTCTGGCTGCGACAAATTTTTTTGTCAGGCCATCCGGGTGAATGCTGCCGTCAGGGCTGTTTTTTCTAATCCCGGCACTGATTAGATAATCTCCCCGGCTTACCAGGCGGCACCGTTCAACTACTGTACCAAGCCGTAGGCCAGCGACAGGAAGGCTGAGTGACAAGGGGATAGCAATCATCATTCCTGTCTTAATTTGCCTGATGTGGAGACGATCATCATAAATATCACTGAACCGCATATTCGTTATGTCTTCGCGACGTTGTCCTGTTACAAGGGCTAAATCCATAGCTAATGGGAACCATGCCGGAAGTTGATCTGCTGCCTCCCTGATGCAGTTGTATGTCTTTAGTTTCAGTCGTTCTCTTGTAACTACTATTTTCGGTGCTCTTGTTGGTGTTACTGGATTTTGAGATATACGTCCTTCAACAATGGCCTCGCGGAACATATCAGATAACACAGAACGCATTGATCCTGCCATCGTGTTTTTCCCTCCTTCAATCCACAAATCAAGAAACTCGGCAATATGGCGAGTGGTTATTTCTGTCAGTAAAACACCTCCTAATTTTTCTTTTATTGTCTCCAGTTGATTTACCCGAATTTTATAAGTATTTCTGGACACTTTTCTCCTTATAAGAATCGTTTTGTAACGTTCAATCCAGTCTGCCATAGTAAATGAGTCGAACCCTTTTAGTTTTTCAATTAAGGCAGCAGGAGAGTAGTTTTTGTATATATAATGATTTGCTTCAATTGCCTGCGCTACTGCATCTCTTCTTGAAATTTTACCTAGTGTAAATTCTTCTTTCGTCAGAGGGTTGCGCCAGTAATATGCTTTGTCCCTCCTTCGATATGTTAAGTTTTTAGGCAAATTGGGATCGTATTTTTTCCGCTGCATGTTTTAACTTCTCCAGTAACGGACTGTCTCTCCCTTGTCGCCCATTAGGCTGATGGTGTGTTATATCGGTATCAACCTTATTTGGGTTGATATAGAAAGCTTCCGGAACCACCCTGTAACTCCTCCCGTGTAGTTCAGGTGCAGGATAAATGTTTCCATTCCTTGCCCATCGTCTCAGCGTTGATATTGATGGTGGGTTATCCGGATATCTGAGTTTTCCCCACGTTTTGAGTGTCACAAGATTCATTGCCATACCTCTTACGATATGACCGCCAGCCAGTAAATATACAGAATACTGGCGGGTGTGGTTGATTTTTAATAATCAGCTATGAAGTTCTAATTTGTATATAATGCAACTCACGAGGACAGAAGTTTCTCGCAATTAAAATTTATCAGCTTTACTTTCTGCTCTCTGGACACGCCTGCTTCTTTTTTCCCTGAGAGCATTTTTTCGCATTCTGATTTCGTTAATTTAGATTTTGAATATCTTGTCCAGTTAGTAGGAGTGCCACCTTCTTTTTCAATAGTGGCAGTTATTTTATACATGAACACCTCCATTATTATTTCCAGTGGTTCGTTTATTCCATCTTTCGAGTGCTTCTTTTTCACTTCCACCATAACCGGTTCGGGATTCGCATCCGTTACACTTCGCTCGGTAATATCCTGAAATGGCTTTCACCGTTACTGATGGACAACCACAAAATGGACATGGTTTAACATTGTCATATCTCATAATTTTTCTCATAAAAAATATTTCAAGTTGGCGGTGCATTACACCGCCAGGCTGAATTATTCCTCTGAATTATCGATTACACTGTATTCCCCGGTTAATACAGAGGAATCTGCAGGATCGATTGTCAGTGGTTCCTTTTCATCCATTGATACTGCACGCTGGATCTCAATTGATACGGGCAGATATTTGAACAGGCGACGAATAGCCGTTTTCTTTGCCATTTCTTCCCAGTGAGTTACCCACGGCCCGTTATTACCAGCTTTACTCAGGCTGCGCACCAGCTCAATCTGTTTGCGCGTCATAACTTCAAACTGAGTACCTCCGTCTTTCAGTCTTGCGACAGCATAGACGTGGGTAACCGGGGCATCTTCGTTTTCTCCCGGGCGGTGTATTAACTTTTCATCAAGGCCAAATTCGAAGCTAAACTCGTCACCTTCACGGACAACACGGGCTGACAGGCTGGCGATTTGACCAGAACGGCGAGCCAGATCAATCATGCCGCGATAGCCAATGATTAGCTGAACGTTTTTTTTACCGCTCTTTTCGTTTTTATTACCAAAAGGCAGTAAATATGCATGACCGAGAGCGCTACCGGGCTCAAGCCCGAGCTGTGAACACTGTACGATTGCACTGACAAAACTCATAGTGTCACAGTTTTCTAACGCCGGAACTTTACGGATTTCTGTGGTGGCGATACGGATCATACGTTCAGCCGTCATATGGCGTGGAAGAGCTGTTGCCAGTTGCTCTTTCATTGATGGCTGGTTAATAAAACTAATCACGTCGTTATTTTTAATTGCTGCTGGTGCACGGTTTCCCTGAGTTTTTTGCAGATCGGCTTTTGCGATTGGTGGTTGCTTAGTCATTTGCATATTCCTTAGCCCAGCGGGGCAGTGATAACGTCTTAATAGCTGGCCATTCATCGGTATTGAGGCAGTCAGCCAGGGTTCGCAGATTGCGGTGATATTCCAGCTGACCTGCCAGTTTTGCTTCTTCGCCCATCATGAAAATTTCAACCGGATAACGTCCGCATTCAATAGTTGTGCTGGCAACCAGAAAAACGAAAGTTGGCTGCACTCCAAACTGTGCTTCATAACCGTCACTGTAGAATGCATCCTGAACGTGATAGCGGTAGTCGTAATAAGCGGTTTTGAATCGTTGAATATCCGCCGTAGTTTTCACGTCCATGATCCAGTGAAATTCAGGGATAATTTTGTCCGGACGGCACCGACACAAAATTCCTGTTTCAGGATCTTCCCAGTAAATTGATGATTCAGCGTGTCCGGCGCTTTCAACAAGCCATTGCCCCAGCGGCAAAGCCATAACGCTTTGATACATGAGTTCAATTTTCCGGCCTTCTTCCGCAGTGATAACCGTTTTTCCTGTGCTTGCGCATTCCATCAGAAACGCTTTCTCTTCTTCTTTTCCGGCGTTTGTACGGCGATTAAATTCAGGTGCTATGATAAAGCGGTTACTGAATTCTTCCGGTTCAAGTACACGGCAGTGGAAAGCGGCTCCTAAATCGAGCGTTTTTGTCTTTGTGGTGTCCACTGGGGCATTTTTACGCCACAAATACAGAGCCGGAGTATCAGCAATGTCGTCGAGCTGAGACTTACTGACACCGGGACCAGCGTGGTAATTCTCATTCGAAATTCCGTAATAAATACCAGGCTCTATGTCTCCTGCGATTACGGGATCTGCGACTTCGCCAGTTTCGTCACTGCAATCGCGATGCGGATCGCTGCCAGCATTCTCATTGTGCGGATGTTCAGGGCCTTCCATTTCCTCCGGATCTTTTTCCTGAGATTCATCCAGATTTTCTTCATTAAAGGTTTCCTGATACGTGGTGTCGCCCATCACCGCGCCACAATCAGGGCAGTTGCCGCCACCGCTCTGACCGCAGGCGGCACAGACTTTTTCCGGTTCCTGTTGCGCTACTGGTTCAGATTGTTTCGTTTCTGGCTCGTTTTTCTGTGCATTTGGGCTGTTTTGTTCCGCTTTCTGGTTGTTTTGTTCCGATTCGGGCTGGTTCTGGTTCACAGAATCTCGGGTTTCAATTCCCTTAACCCATTTCGGATCATTCGGGTCGCTAATCCCTTCAACAAATTCTCCGCGAGAGGCAGCCAGTAATTTATCTGCATCGACAGGATTTTGGGGCGGAATGTTTTTCCGGGCTTCATGGAGTTCTGCCCGCAGTTTCTGATATTTCGCATCAACAGAATTTACCTGTGACTGAGCATCCAGCGGCTGCGTGTCCTGATGATGTTCAGTTGCATCCGGTTCCACTGTTTCAGCCGTTGCCTGTTCATCTGCCATTGCGCAAGATGGTTGCAGTTTTTCTTCATCATCCTGTTTTCCTTCTTTTGTTACACGCTGCGGCATCGGGGCAGAGGAGCGACCACAGGCAATATCCACGATTTCCGGATCAGGGGTGGCATGATCGGTTTCAGTCAGCACCTTATTCAGGTATTCGGTGACACGGTGGGGAGTAGCCTCTATACCAATTGGTGCTTCTTTCACGGACGCAACCACGATGGCGCGGGAGTAATCCTTGTGGCCCGGCATGGTGATGAATTTGCTGAAAAACACAGAAAATGGCGGTTTATTTTCAGCGATAATTTCCTCAATGCGTTTAGCGTGCGCGGGATGAAGGTTATAAATATCCACGTCCATTGAACGGGCCAGTACGCCAGTGGCTACGTCACGCGCCACTGACGCATCATCGTGGACAAAACCTTCGCCGCGATCGGTAAGAATGCCGCCGCCAGCGTTAGCGCCGGATGGCGTGCGGCTGATGCGTGAAACACGATTTCCTTTCATCCACTCTTTTGTAAGCAGACCGCGATCGGTGTAGTCAGCGCCCAGGTATGCTTCGATAAAAGAGGTCATCAGTCCCAGGTCCGAATTTACGGGGGCGGGGAAAACTTTGTCAGTGTCTCGCACCAGTTTGTACAAATCCCGAATCTCCAGCGGTTCGAGTTGCACTGCTTTATTTGAGATGGCCAGCGCGGTAACGGCGGGAAGTTTTTCATCCTGTGCGTTATGTAATGCGCGCAGTTTGTCCAGTGAAACGTGCGTGAGCGGTTTTTCGCTGTTGTGTTGCGCCAGCCAGCGAACAGGCAGAATCTGACCTGAAACCGGAAGAAGCATATTCTCCTCAATCTTAGCCATGTCTTCGCCGTTGACGTTGGTATTGTCAGTACTGGCTGGTTTGTCCGGAACAGAGGGCGCGATAAGTATCATTGTGATACCATCTTCTCCGCCTTTTTCGTATCGGTTGCAGAATTCAGTATCAAACACACCTTCCGGTGGAAGGTCATTCACAACGGGTAAATGGACGCGGATGGGTTTTTTAAAATCCTCTTCGTCAAATCCGGCATCGTCCATTGCAGCAATGCAGCGTGAAACCGCAACAGAAAGTTTTTTTGCCTCTGTCCAGAAAAAGCCGCCTTTGATGCCGAGGCGTTTTCTGGTTTTATCATTTTTCGCGTCGCAATACAGAGCGTAATTTTCTTTATCAGTACTCATTGATAAACCTCATAACTATTTTAAGGTTGAGCGACCACCTGCCATTGCTGGCATAAATTCAGTTTCGAATAGTCAGTTAGTTAAAGTTCGTGTGCCATCTGGTCTTTTTCGGCACAATTTTCACTACAATATTTTTTCATTTCCGTCGTTGGGATAACTCCACGCATGAAATGAAGTGGTCTTTTAATACTTTTGCTTTCTTCAATTCCTTTATTGCAAAGGTGATAAGCACATTTTATTTTCTTAGTCATCACCATGACTCCGCCTTTACAGGTAAACCATCACGGCCGAGGAAGACTTTAATCATGCAGTCAGAAATGCATGTTTTTGTAGTCAGGCTACGAATATAAAGTTTTCGCTTTTTAATATTGTTTGCCGAGGCGATATATGTCCGACCTTCATGAAGAACATAATCGCCAGGAGTCACACACTGACGTGGTATTTCATCAGTTCCGAAGTGATGAGCAATCATAATTATCTCCTTAATAAATTTCTCGTATTAAGAAAATTCCAGAAAACTATTTAATACTCAGCAACTGCTCGACGGTCATATTTTTAATTGCGCTTCGGTTTACAAGAGTCCAGCCCTGTTTCTCCAGATAAAGGCGGAAAGTGTCCAGGGTACAGACGAGAGCGCCATCAGGAACGGTTTCAGTGAATTCGACGTTGCCGAATTTGTCGAAGCGAACAACCAGAGTGCGCCCATCGCCCGGAATGATTTTGTTTGTGGGAGTGGTATTATTCTGGCGTAGCTCTGCTTCCATGCGGTCGAACTCAGCGATGTAGGCCTCTTTGAATGCAGCGGCTTTTTTGCCAGTGAAACCCATCACCAGGAAAACGAAGCCGTTTTTGGTGATTTGGTACATTGGGAGTTTGCGCCCGGTTGAGTCGGTGTATTCACTTGGCTTAAAATTAAGCTCAGTGAATTCTGAGGAACATTCCAGAGCTTCAATTTTTTGAATGACGTTTTCAATAGCTACATCCAACATTTTCTCTCACCTTTCATCACTGAAGTGAACTTTGTTGATGCGGTGCCTGGTGCCTCCAGGTGACGTTAACCAGTTAACAATTAACGCCGGATAATCCACCCATAACACTGATGCTTTTAACTGTGCCGCGTGCGCTCAGCCGCATTCACCGCATCACAAAATTCACTTTAAAAAGGGGCGGCAGGGCAGCCACGGAGTAGAACTGATGCCGCCAAGACTACACACAGCAATGTCGTTATTTACAACCGGAGGCGCACTCCCACCATTTAAATTTAACAGACAAGACCGACTCTTTATGGATATCGGAAATGCGCCTTCGTGTTGTGCCCGGTTTTATTTCACCACCTCCGGGCTTTGGTGGTTTCTGCTATACCCCTACAGCGAGAATATTGAATTAATCCAAATAATGGATTAGCAAGTATTTCTGGCAAGCCAGCGACGTGCGCCAGCTTCGGTTTTAAACGATTTGCTTTTGGTATACGTCATTGCGGTGAACGCGCCGTCCTGGTTTGGAAACACGCCACATACCAGAGATTCGTTGTTGCCAAGATCGATAGTATCCATGTTGACCTCATTTCCCCTTAACGCCGGGTGGCGGAACTAAAACCTACAGCGCCGTGCTGTTCTTGATGTGAATATTAGTAACACGGATATTTTAAGTCAACAGTATGGCGTATGATATTTTTGATTTAGTAACTATGTAAATGTTTTTCAAGGGAAAAATATTAGTTACACAGCTGATTTGCAGAAGTTATGGCACAAAAAAACCGACTAAGACGTCGGTTTTTTTGTTGTGGATAGGGTAGTGAGTGGTGGCTACTGGTTACGTTTCTTTAGTGCCAGCATGTTCTCGAAGGCTTCCTCATAGAGCTTGTTTAGTCCACGTAGCTGGTTAAGGAGTTTGGCTTTTTCTGACGCAGGTAGAATCTCGAAGAGGTTAAGTAACTCTGCCTGTTCTTCATTGACCAGCCTCCATCCTTTGCCTGAAAAGCTATCATCATAAGTATCTGATGATCTTACATAATTCATTAAGTCTTTAAGGTCTTCTCGAATGTCCTCTGGTTTTACCTTTAACAGAGCCGCAAATTTTAGCGCAGCGTCGGTATTTACCGGTATCTTGCCGTTCAGATACTGGCTAACGGTGCCTTGAGATTCGAATCCCAACAACTCAGCCGCCAGCTCTTGAGTCAGCTTCAGCTCTTTTTTTCTTGCATTCCATGCGGCTTTTAAATTCTTGCTCGCTTCTGGAGTTGCAATCACTTCGCGTGTTTTTTTCATACATAGAGTTTATTTGTTTTACCAATATTATCAAAGATAGTCTGACTGTTGATCTTTAAAATTAGTGGAGCTAATATTTGTTCGAGGCATAACGTAGAAGGTTGGCTATGAACTTAAGAGACTATTTAAAAGAGAAACATATCACCCAGTTACAGTTTGGGAAGCTAACGGGTTTATCTCAGGTGCATGTAAGTCGAGTGCTGGGGGGCTATGAAAGATTCAGCCCTGAAAAAGCATTACGTGTTGCT